GAATTGGACCTCCAGCGCCTGCATGGCGCCAAGATGCGTCGTGGTGTCTATCGCCGCGAGCTGCAGCCTGGCATTCAGGTTCTGGATGCGCTGCTGCGCGGCTGCCGCCGCCTGCGCCTCCGCGGCCTCGCGCTGCTGGAGCTCCTGCTCTTCCTGCTGGCGGCGCTGTGAGTTGCCGCCGAAAAGGCCGCCGATCGCACCAATGACACCGCCGAGCACCGCGCCGGCCGGGCCGAACGACGCGCCGGCCATCGCGCCGCCGAGCGCGCCGGTGCCGGCATTACCTGACTGGTAGCCTGCCATGCCGGCGCTGGCGATTCCCAGCGCGCCGGCGCCGGACATCAGGCTCTGCGTACCGAACACGCTACCGCCCTGCAGCAGCCGCGACAGGTTCGCCGACGCCAGCTTCGCGACCAGGTTGGTGGCGGCGGCCGTCATCGACTTCAGCCCGCTCTCGCCGCGCAGGAACGACGACAGCATATCGTTGCCGAAGCCGACGGTGATCTCCTTGGCCTCGCGCAGCTGGTTGTTGAGGCGCATCTGGGCGGCCTCAGCCGAATTGATGGCCTCAGTGACGTCAGGATAGATGCTGCGCAACTGCTGCGCGATCTGGGCGTTCTCCGGAGTCAGACCGATCGTAGCGGCGTCGAATTTGATCTGGTCGTTGATCTGGGTCTTGGCCGCAAGCTGTACGCGCTCGGCGTATTTCTTGTTGATCGCCTCTAGGCGACCCAGCTCGGCGTCCTGAGCCGGGCCCCATTGCTGGTGGGTCTGCAAAAGCTGCTGATCGAGCGCCTGCCGAGCCTGGAGATTCGCGCGCATTTCTGCTTGCTTGCCGATTGACTGGCCGATCATCTTGATTTCGAGTTCGGAGCTATCGACGGCCTGCTGAGCGGACAAAGCGCGGGCGCGGGCCTGCTCACTAAGCGCAACGGTCGACTGCTTCAACGATAGGTTATAGGCGTCCTGCGCGATCTTGGCAGCGTTGGGATCCTGACTAGAATTCAGCTGTGCTTGGCGCTTCGCAATGTCGGCCTTTGCCGACGCCGAGAATGCCGTCACCGCGTCCATTGCGATGGCGTTGCCGGCCTGCAAGCGCTGGAAGTCGGTCATAAAGCCGCTGACGTTCGCCTTCGACTTTTCTAGCGCCTTGCTGAACAGCTCCAATGCATCCGTGAGGATTTTCAGCCGTGCGCCGGTCGCTTCGTCCGGGACAAGATTTGCGATCTCCCGACGCGTGTCCTCGATCGCGCCCTGAAGTGCGATGGTTTGGTTTTTGAACCCTTCAAGCTGGGCAACTTCGGGCAAAACAGACCGCATGGCGGCGTCTTGAGCGAACGAACGCTGCCTATCTTGAGCGGCCTGCGTCGCGTCAGCGTTCCGCTTCGTAGACGCGGTCAACTGGTCAATCTTAGCGATCAAACTATCAATTCGCGCGTCGTCCCGAGGCTCTGGTTAACGGCCGGAGACCGAACAGCAGCGATTTTCTGAAGTTCCTCAAGCCGCGCGCGCGCATCCTTTAGCTGGTCGTCCAGGCCCTTCGTCAAGCCTATGCCCGTGGCGCGGGATGCCAGGTTGCCCATCTTATCCCACGCGTTTGATGCGGCGTTCCCAATTGCAGTCCAGAATTTGGTGGAGGTAGAAACCGCTTCGGATACGCCGGTCAGGCCAGACACGACGCCAGCCTGAAGCGTTTTTTGCGCTTCCTGCAGTCGCCCTTGAGCCACCAGGTTCGCAATGTTCCGTTGCATAGCTGCGTCAAGGAAGCCGAGACGCTCATTGAGCTGCTCCGCGCCAGAAACTGGATCAGCGAACGCCTTTCCAAGCAATTGAGCGGCACCGGCGGCATCAATCCCATACACCGTCGCGATATCGTGCCCGATCTTGACGATCGGCTCCAGATTATCCTTTCCGATTTTGCCGACCGAAGCCAATTCGGCGGCAAACGCGCGTGCCTCCGCCGTGGAAAGTCCGGTAGTAGACGATGACGATTGAGCAACCGCATTGATGCTGCTGACGCTCTGGCCCGATGCTCGGCCAGCACCGAGCAGAGACATCTGCACTTTTTGCTGGCTGTCCAGATAGGAACTGAGCGCCAGCCCGGCAACGCCGATGGCTGCAGCAAGCCCCCCGAACGCAAGCCGGCCGGCCGTGGCTACCGAACCGAGAAAGCCGGTGATTGACTTCAACGCGCCGCCGACCCCGCCATTGGCTCCAGACAACACTTGATAGACCTGACCGCCCTGCGTTGCGACAACTTGAAACACGCTGGAGCCGCTGGCCAACATTGTAACGGCGTCATTGACCTGAAAGCCGAGATTTTGCCATTCGTGAACGTTCAAGCCGACGGCGGTGCCAAGTTTCGTGGCGGACCCAGCGGCAATCGTCTGCGCGTCGTGAACACCCCGAAGGGAGTTCACCTGCTGGACGAACGCGACCTTCGTATTCATAACCGCAGCAGCGCGTTCGGCCTCGCTAATTGCACCGACCCGGGCGGCTTCGTTGATCTCGGTCAAACTGTCTTTGTAGGATCGACTGGCAGCATAAAGCCGACTGTATTTCGCGCGCAGATCATCGAGCTGCTTCCCGTAGGCCGCGATATCGGCGCCCCGGTTGGGCACGATGGTCTGCTGATTGACTGCGGACTGAGCGACTGCCTTCTGAACCTGCGCTATACGCTCCATAGCGGCCACCTGGCCATTATAGGCGGCCGTTTCTTTCAGGCGCGCTGCCGTCGCAGCCTCGGAAGATATAGCCCCGACTCGTAGAGCGTCGTTGATCTCTGCGAGTGTCGATCGATAGCGCTGCGTTGCGGCGAACATCGGGTCGAATTTTGCCTGCAAGCGATCAAGCGCCTGCCCATACGCTTCGACGTCGGCCGCCCGCGCCGCGCTATCGGATCCCCCGCTGACGCCGGTCATGGCGTTAACGCGCGCTTGGACAGCCGCGGCGCGCTCCAGCGCAGCTGTCTGCCGAGCTGCGGCCAGCGATACAACCCCGAATTTCTCCGCGACCATCTCCAAGCCGCGTGAGTAAGCTGCGGCGCCGATCTGCCCCTGCTGAAGGGCGCGTTCAAGCACCGCCTGCCCGCTCGCGTACCGCTGTTCTGCCCGGTACGTTTCGTCGATCGACCGGAGCAGCCGGTCATATGCACTGGCCGCAGACAGCTGCCGCCGCGCGCTGGTTTCGGTCTTGGTCGCCATCCCCTCGGCCGTCGTGCCGACCGTCGTTTGGGCGCGCGAAAGCGCCTCCAGCTTGGTCTTGGTTTCATCCAAGCCCGAGCTGGTTCCGACGACTTCGACCCGACGTATGACGTTCAAAGCGACCATGGACTACCTTCCGGCAAGCCGGCGCGGGATGACTAGGTTCAAAGAAGTAGCGAAAGACCGGCACTATCAAACGGGCCGGTTCCTTTTTTGCGTTTCGCTATCGCGATCGGTCTGGTCCGATCGGATGCTCAGATATTCGCGGTCGATCGCGTGAATAAACGACCTGAATTCGTCAAAGGAATCGAGGTCATCCATCCCGTAGCGTTGAGCGAAGCGATCAATAGAGGCGAAGGGGATGGCGCCTTCCCCCATCCCGATTGCTCGGTCGGACGAGAGCGCCCAGAACGCGTCTAGGACATACTCAAGGCAGGGATTAAGCTCCGGGCGCTCCAAATAGCCTTCTGGGACTTTGCGCCCCTCAGCTATCCACCCCTCCAGGATCTCAACCTCAGTCCCCCAGCTTAGGTACCAGCGGAGGTAGTCCCGGAGTTTCCCACCTCGGCTTCCTTCGCCGCGGCCTCCTGCCGACCAACACGGTTCGCGGCCCAGCTGATGGCCTCGCGGAAGGTGATGAGGTCCGGGTCATTGAGCAGCTCCGCTGCTTTCTCCGGCGTGTAGGGGATGCCTTCGAGGTTGCGCCATTCGAGAAGCAGGACGTCGGCGCAGATCGTCGATTCCATACGATCGAGAACTTCGATGGGCAGACCGTTGGGATCATTGCGCACCTTCGCCGGCAGCGCGCGGAGCATTTTGTTGCGCATGACGCGCGCCGACACGCAGGACTGGCCGCGGACGCGCAGCTCGAGGTCTTCCATCTCGGGGATGTTTCGCACCCACTCACCCTCTTCCGAGCGAGCGTGGTCGATTTTCATGTTGGATAGCTTCATTTTGCACCTGTCGGGGTTGTTCGGTTGACGCGCGGGGCGCCGTCTTCGAGGAATTCAATGCGCCACCCGTCCTTGAACTGGATGGAAGCAATCGGCTGGAGGTCTTTGGAGATCGGATGGGAAGCTAAGAATTCAGTTTTCCCCACCGCGAGATCGAGCTCCACTAGGGCCAGTTCACATCGCGCGGTGACGATCTCGCCAATAGTCACCGTCGCGCCGTAGGAGATCGGAACGACCTTTGAGATGTCCTCGCCGGTTTCCGTGTCGATGAACTTGGTGCCATGACCAAGCCCGCCTTCGGATACGATCCGCAGCATTTTTCACCTGTCGGGTTTGTCGGGATTTGTCGGGGGTGGGCGGCGATGCCCCGACGACACCGCCGCCCTCACTCGCGAGTGATTGTTACGAGCCGGCCGTCGGGGCCACCTCGGTGATGCCGGAAGTCACAGCGCAGCCGAAGGTACGGGTGACCAGCGCGTCATTGTCGCCGCCACTGCCCTTCTTCGACGTGATGAGTGCCATGAAATAATCGATGCCATCCGTGCCGGTCGCGTTGAGGCGATCGGGGTTGATGATTTTGATCGGGTAATAGAGGTTCGTCGCTTCGGCGGCGACGAGAGCGGCCTGACCGACGTCGACCGGATCGGGGTAAACCACGATCTCGGTATCACCCGCATCTCGCGAGGCTTTGGCCTTGCGCATGCGACCGTCGCCCACAACCGCGCCGGTTACGACGGACGCGCTGTCGCCGTAGGACGGCGTGGTTCGCACCATGCCGATCTCGGTCCAGGTCAACCCGGCATATGCCGTAGCGTCCGCCGGCGTCGTTGCCTGGGAGGGGCCGATGAAGATTTTGGTACCGCTTGCAGTGCGAATATTAGCCATCGTAGGGCTCCATTTTTGTCAACGCCTTGCCCAAGGGCGCATGATGGGCGACGACGCGAGTGACCGCGCCGTTATTCCTTGGCGGTCGCCACGTGCCCGCGCGTTTCGACGTCGACCATGCCGGAGGCCAGACGGCCGCGGTACGTCGCGTTATCGATCGCATTGATGTTTCGGGTTTCGCCCGGCGCGAGACTTTCGGTCGGCGGAACCCCGTCCTTCGCGTCTCCCTTGACGATGAAGTCGATGGTTTCGCGCGTGCGGTTTGTCAGACGTGGCATGGGATGCTCCGATCAGGTTGAGAAATTGAAGGTGTATGGCACGACGATCGAGACCTGAAAGTAATTGCCGTCCTCGTTGTCGTCGTCGATGAAGGGCGAGCTCGGCACCTGGCACACGACACCGCCGAATGAGACGTCTCGAAACAAGGTGGCCAGCGCCTCACACCGCTCCGTTGTTTTAGCGAGCCCGAATCCTCGAGCTTCGTTCAGGACAAGGCGGAAGCCGCCCTCTTCCCTGTAAACTCGCGAATTCACGGTCGCTCGACGCGTGTCCGACGTCGGGTACTGAACCATCAAGAAGGGCGTGCCATCGGAGGGCGGCTCCCCCTCTGCGTTCGACCCGAACACTGGAAGACCGTCCCAAGACGAGCCGAGGCGCGCCTCAACGGCGTCGATTACTTGCTTTTTTGCCATGGCTTCAGATCGTCACGATAATGGCGGGCTGACGTCGCAACCATTCTGCCCGCGCTTCGGATTTCATGCGCCGGCCGCGGCGCTGCATGTTCGTTTTGCCCGCCCAATCGTGAATTGCGCCAAACTGAGGGACGACAAATGAAAATCTGATCCTGGCAACATTCCCGAACCGACGACTGGCGAGGACCGAGACCACTTCATAGACGCCCGACCTGGCTTGCGCAGAAAGGCCGCGCTCAATCTTGCGAGCGTAAGGCTGCGTGTTGACGAAGATGTATTCCCTTGCTTCAGGGACCGTGGCGCCGAACTGCACCTCGACGTTGTCAGCGAATAGAACGTGCGATTTCGAATAGCGTCCGGTGCGTTCGGGCGAATGCTGGATCAGCATTAGCTCGATCCATTCGATAACGTCCTCGACCAGAGCGAATTCGAAAACGATGACGCCGCTCGGCTTGACGCTGTCAGCAGAAGCGCCACGGCGCCCGTCCACAAACGTCTCGTGCCTCGGCAGTCGCCCGAGCGCCCGGCTATTTATGTCCTGCGCCTCCGTTAATTGCTGGCGCGCATACGACGCCAAGACTGCGCTCTGAGCCTGCGGCGATAGATCCTCGGCGATCATCAGCGAGATGTCGCGGTCGATCGGCTGCACCCGGGTGCGAACGGCCATCTAGCTGCCTGTCGCCGTGATGTCGTAGGCGATCAGCACGCCGCCTATGCGTCGGGTGCTGTCATCGACGATGCCGATGTTCAGCACCTTGTCGCGGACGATGGCCTTGTAGGTTCCGTTGGTCAGGAACGGCACCGGAAATCCCGTCGTTTCGACATCCTCGGCTAGCACGATCAGGTGCCGATCGCCTTGCTTGATACCCCCGACCAGCTCTTCCGGCTTGTAGCCGACGACCCGAGCCATGACCTGCGCTTCCGTCGGCGCGGCCGGCGCCGCGTTGATGCGTCGCAGCGTGATTGTCTCGCCTACATCGGCGAGCACTTCCCGGTAGTCCCGGCGGGCCTGGGCGGCGGTGCTCATACGCGGGGCACCCGGAATTGAGCGACCAAGCTGTCGGCGGCCTTCTGCATTGATGCAGCGGCGCCGTCTGGCAGGCTGTAGTCCCAACGGCCGACGCCGTCGACGGTCTTGCTCTTCAGAACGCCCTCGTCAGCCGGTACCGCATCGCGTAGAACGCCCGCCATCATAATGATGGCGTGCTTTAGCGCGGGCGGCACTGGCTGCGCCGGTGTCGCCCCATACCCTGCGCGCCAACGGAAAGCTCGCGTCCGACCGTCCACTGACAACGTATCGCTGACGGTGTTGACGTAGTTCGGAAGCGGCAGGCGCGACGTGTCGACCGTGCAATGGGCCGGGACGGTAATTTCGAGAGTTTGCAGGCCGATTGCACGCCCGAGCGTGCCCTCAGAGCCGTCGATCTGCGACTGCGCGACAGCCAGCAGCGCGTTGATATAGGAATCCCCGTCCTCGGCCGAGAAGACCTTGGCAGCTTTTGCCTCCGCTGCCGTAACGACAGCGGCTGGCCCCTCGATGACGACGGGGATCTGCACGGCTTAGCCCTGCTTCTTCAGGTTCTCGACGACGGCTTCTTCTTCCGAGAGGCTCGGATCGTTGAAGTCGATGCGGTTCTGATCGAGCGTGGTGTCTTTGCGCGGGTCATTGTCGACCGCAGGGTGGTCGGCGTCGATGCCGGCCGTCTGATGCGGCGCGCCGGACGGCGAGAAGGTGGTCGCGGGAGCGATGTTGGCTTTCTCGCTGCCCTTGTCGGCGGTCGTTTCGTGGTTCTGCTTGTGAGCGGCCATGCTGGCCTCCTGTGATTGGAATGAAGAACAAGCATCACCGACGGGTCGAAACCCGCCGGTGTCCGCGGCGAGTTTTACGAGGCCGCGATTTTCATAGCGCGCATGGGCTCGGGATTGTAGACGCCGCCGCCGACGCGCTTGACGGTGTAGAAGTGCACGAACGGCTTGTTGGTGTAGGGGTCGCGCAGCACCGAGATGCCGATGCGATCGATCACCAGGTAGGTCGCCTCCATGTCACCGTAGAGCGCGGCGATGTTGCCGGCGCCGACGGCCGGCATGCCAGGCACTTCGACGATCGGCGCGCCGTTCAGCGTCGGCGGTTCGCCGGCGATGTAGGACGGCTGCCAGAGGTAGTTGCCCTGACCGTCCTTCAGCTTCCGAGCGGCGCCGAGCGACTGGCGATTGATGTACAGCTTGGCATTCGCCGCGAACTCCGACGGTAGGCTGTACATCAGGTCCAGGAAACCGTCGCCGGTGACCGCCGCGGCGCTCCCGGAAACGACGGTGCCGATGGCGCCCCACGGATGCCGGGCCGCGTTGGCGGCGCCGGTGACGTAGGTGAGGATGCCATAGGGCTTGTTGGTGCCGTCACCGGACAGGAAGGCGATGCCCTCCTGACGAGCGAACTCGGTGTCGACCTCGGCGGCCAGCCATTCCTCGAGGTTGATCGCGGCGTCGTCCAGGAGCTGCGCCGAAATCGCCGGGTTTGCATAGAGTTCGCCCGGCGCGAAGTCGAGCGAGCCCAGCGCCGGCGTCGTGGTGGCCGGACGGGACGCGGTTTCACCGACCCAGCCGGAGCCGATCGCCCGGTCGCTGAAAAGCTTGCGGAAGCCGGCGACCGAAATCGACTGCACCCGCGCGTTCTGGCGGATCATGGAGATCTGCTTCAGCTTGTTGACGATGGTGCGGTCCCACTCCACCGGAGCCAGATAACCGCCTTCAGCGTCAGAGCTCTTGGTGAGCGCCGCGTTGAGAGTGCCGGCGCGCATGTGAGCCTTGAACGCCGCCAGGTATTCCGGGGAGGTGGGCGGCAGATCGCCGATGACGCTGCCGCGGTTCGCGCCGGCGGCGACCTTGGCGTTCAGATCATCAATCGCCTTCTGGAAGGACGACTGGAGATCGCCGACCGCGGTGTTCACCTTGTCGAGTTTCTCGGACGTCACAACGTCCGCGAAGCCCTTCTTGACCCCGGCAATTTCCTCGCTGTGGATCTTCTTGAAGTCCTCGAAGGCGGACTTGAGCTGGTCGAGCATGGCCTTCGGATCAGTCGCGTCGGCGCGTGGCCGGGCGAACTGAACAGCGCGCGGGACGCCAGCGAGAGCGGTAGAGGCCGACAGCGCGGCCGGAGAAAGATGCTTCATGGAATTTCCCTCTCAGGGTTGAAGCGTTGCGAGAAGTCCGGCGAGACCGGACCATTCATCGCCAGCGTTTGGCTGGGCGGGGCCGTCTTTCGACGGGTCGAGAGCAGCGCCTGGCGTACCCTCTTTCGGAGCAGCGCCTGGCGTGCTCCTGATTGCGTTGAGCCGGGCGCGCGCATCGGTGCGCGACATGCCAGTAGAAACCAGAGTGAGCTCCATGGAGCGGAGTTCATTGGACGACTTGTCGCGCGCCTTGGCGCCCTCGTCCTCGGTCAGGGCATCAGCAGATAGGAGCGCGTCAGCGAAGCCTCGCTCGATCGCCTGGGACCCGGACATGTAAGTCTCGGTGTCCATCCACTTCGCCACGGCCTTGGCGTCCTGCCCGGTCCGAGCGGCGTAGAGGTCGACCATGGCTTGGTCGAACGGCGCGAGCCACTCCGAGGTTTCGGCCATGTCGTGCCGGTTGCCGACGGCAATGATCCAGCAATTGTGGATCATGATGAAAGATGCGGCACCGATCTCGATTGTATCGCCAGCCATCGCGATGATGGAGGCCGCCGAGGCCGCCATGCCCATGACTTTCACCGTGATCGGCTGCGGATGCTCGCGCAGCACGTTGAAGATCGCGATCCCTTCGAACATGTCGCCGCCAGGCGAATTGATCTGAACTTCGATCGGTCGCGGCCCGATGGCGCGCAGTGCTGCGGCAACCGACTTGGCGGTAATGCCACCGCCCGACCAGAAGTCCTCGCCGATGACATCGAACATAGTGATGACATTGTCACCACGCTCGAGAGCGCGCAGGCCGGCTGCGTCGGTCGCCCAACGATCGAACACTTCCGGCTTGGTAAACGCGTGCACGTCCTGCCGTACTGGCAAAGGCATTGCGCCGGGGCGCGCCTTAGCCATCACGCGCGGACGATGCCGGCTATTCGTCTTCGTCATCTTCGTCGTCCTCGGTTTTCCGCGAAGGCGTCGGCGCCGGCGGTTTCTTTCCGTCATCCATCGGCGAGCCGCCGTTGTGTCCCATGAGACCCTGGCCGAGCTCGTCTGCGCCGTCCGATTTTGATCCGGGCATATCAAGCAGGTCGCGGACCTCGTTCTGGGTCATGAACGGCTTTGAGCCGCCTGAGCCCAGCGCCTTAGCGAAGAACTCGCCCTGCTCCGCGATTGAGCCCCGCAACAATGCGCCGGCGTTGAACTTGATTGAGAACTTTTCCTGGTCTGCATCGTCGAGCAGCACGCGCTCGCCGGCCTGCTGCCAAGCCTCGAACCAGGGGCTCAGTGCGTACTGAACGAAAAATTGACCGAGCGCATAGATGCCCGAACCCCAGCTCGTCTCATCGACCATCAGCAGCGGACGCGGCACGCCGGTGAAGCGAGCAACTTCCTCGACCTGCATCTTGCGGATATCGGTGAGCTGCGCGTCACGGGATGACAGCGCGATCGCTGACATCTTCATCCCCTCTTCGAGGATTAGATTTTTTCCGGCGTTCTCCGCGCCCTCTTTCGCCTCAAGGCTTCGCTGCAATCGGATGAAGGCAGCGTCCGACATCTTCTGAGGATGCTCGAGCGCGGTGCCGGCCAACACGCCGTTCTTGAACACGCGCCCAGCAGCCAGATCCGCGGCCAACGCAAGTGCGATGGCTTCCGCAGCCTGTTTGACCAACGAAATGCCGACTAGCCCGTCAAGCGACAGGCCGCGCAGATGGAAGATGTCCTTGGCTTCGTAGTCGCGGTAACCGCCGGACTTCGGCGTGTATCGGTAGAAGACGGACCAGTCATCTCGCTGTTTCGCCTCGACGCGGTCGGGATCTAGCGGGATCAATTGCGAGACGGTCTGCTTGCCTGACTTCAGGTTGAAGCTGCGCAGCACAAGCGCGTAGGCATCGCCCTTGGTCAGCGCCCGCAACTGCATCAGCACTTTGAAATCAAAGGCCGACTGCCAGCCGTTCGGCTTGCGGTGTAGCACTTTGTAGAGACTGTGCCCGACGGCCTTCTTTTTGGTATCCTCTTCAATCAACTGAAGCGGCAACATGCCGACGGCATAACTGATCAGACTGACTGCCCGGAACATGGCAGGGTTTCGCAACGCTCGCTCGACGTTGACCGATATTCCGGTCGCCGTCATGTTTCCCATACGGAGAAATTCGATGAGCCGAGGATCATCGAGCGACAGATAGGTGGACGCCTCCGCATGAATCGACGGCTCGATGCGTGCCGTCGGAGGTTGAGCCGCAGCCGGCCTGAATAGATCCAAAATGCCCATCGGCCTCATACCATCAAGATGCCGCGGGTTTCGTAAACCGAGGGGCCGACCTTGCCGAGATCGTTAGAAGCGGCGCCGACGGCCATGGCGGTGGTGACGATCCCGTCGATGCGCCCGCGCGACTTTGCTTTGTCGAACATCCGATTGTCTTGGCCATCGGACTCGATGATCGCGTTCGCGGCGCACATGTAAGTTACCGGCGAGTCGTCGATCGTCAGCGAGCCGTCCAGGACGTGATCCTCGAGCTTCTCGATCGAGGTCGGCATGGTCAGCTGCTTCTCCTCGAAAACGCGGCGCTTGCCCTGATTGTGTCGAACCAACCTTAGGCCGGAACCTTCCGGCTTATCCGGGCCTTCGTACAACCAGACGTCCAACCCGATCTGCTCACAGGCAGCCATGAAGTCAGCCATGCCTGCGACGTCGTAGGCTAGAAACTCCACGTCGTGCTCGTTGACCAACCGTGCAACTTCCGCTGCGGCAAACGTCTTGTCGATCGTAGCTCCGGGCAGCGCCGTGAAGTTCACCTCGGGATCGGCAGCCCATTCAACATATTTCGCGACGTCTCGGCGCGCCCGATCGGCAAGCCCGACCTGTGTTGTCCAGTACCACGTCTTGACGAACAGATGCTCCGGCTCACCGGTGCCCTCGTCGGCCTCTCGCTTCCAGCACGCCGACAGCGCGGTCAGGTCGTTCTTCTTCGACAGATCCAGGGACAGCCAGCACTTCTCACCCTTGTGCTCGGCGGGGTCGACCTTGCCCTGCACCGCGGCCCAAGGCTCCTCGTCCATCCAGAAGTTGACGACGCCAAGAGGGATGCCAAAGTAGAGGCGCTTGACCGACATCGCCGTCGACAGGCGCTCGCGAGCGGTCGCGATCTGGCCGCGGATGTTCTCCACGGGGAATGTGATGCCAAGCGCCGGCAGAGCTTTTACCCAGCAATCCTCATTTTCAAAGACGGTCTCGTGATCCGCCTTGTCGACCCGCGCGATGTAGGCAAAGGCCTCATCGTCTATAAACTCGCCGCGGCAAACTCGCTGGTAAAAGTTCGAGTATTCAGTGCCGACCAGCTGTGTCGACGCCGGCGTGTTGGTGCCCAGCAACATGAGCGCGTCGCCGGGCATCTTCGCGATCGCGCGCTGCCAGGTTTCAATTGACGACCCGCTCTTGAACTCGTGAATCTCGTCGGCCGACACCAAGATCGGGCGTGGGCCGGAGATCGCCTCGCCGTTCGCCAGCGACTGGAAAACAGAATTGGTCTCCGGGTGCTCGATCTTGAAGGCATTGTCGTGGAAACCGCGGATGATGACGTCACCGCGGGATTCCAGCGTATCATTGTCTTCCGGGTCGGTACCCGGGATAGGCGCGCGGCACATAGACGCCGCGTCCTTGAACAGGACGTTCGCCGTCGCCTTGTCCTGCCCGATGGCATACACCTTGGCGCGCTTCACGCCGTAGTAGCCCATCATGTAGATGCCGATGGCGGCCATCAGCGGCGACTTCGCCTGCCCTTTCCCCGTCTCCAGCCATGCGGACCGGAAACGCATCCGACCGCTGGCCATGCGCCAGCCGAACAGCGAGCCGACGACGAAGGTGTGCCAAGGCAATAGGTGGAAAGGCTCGCCAAGCTTGGCGCCTTCGGTGATGGACAGGACCGCCGGAAAGAACCCGATGGCATGATTGGCCTTCTCCAGATCCCAGCGAAGACCGCGCGCCGCGCCGTCAGCCAGATCCCTCAGATGTCGCTCAGCAGCAGAGCGCGCGAGTTCCCCTGAGACTATGCGCCCATCGACAACGTCGTGAGCCCATTGCGTCGTCGGGTCATTTGGGAACCGCTTTGAGATAGCCCCCGCCGACGACCGTCGGCTTTTGCCTTTGGACTTTTCCGCCATTGTTGCGCCGGCGCGGCGTAATGGTCAGTTCGGCCTCAGCGGCCGACGCCATCCCGTTCGCGTCCTTCAATACTGTGAACCACGGATTGTACGCGGGCTGCTTCTTGCCCTTGGCCGGGAACACCGCCCCTTCGTCGGCGACATGCCGCATGGCGATTTCGTAAAGCACGTACGCGTCGACCAGGCGCTTGACCTGCCGCTCGTTGGCGTTGGCCAGCTTCTCGGAGCCACGCAGCTCGCCGATGATGATGCGCCACTGCCGACGCGCTAGATCATGGTCGAGTTCGTCGGTGAACTGCGCAGCCCAGCTGGGCTCGGTCAATCCCTCGACGACTGAGGGAGGCATCCGCACCGCCTGTACCGCAGCGATGCGTGGCGGCGGCGAATTCCTCGTTGGCTTGCGCCCAGCGCCCTCGCGTTTACCGCCTCTCGGCATCGTTTGATTTCCGTTTATTCAAACAGCGGAGAAAGTTAAGCAATATCAACACTGCCACTTAGCGTCTGGCCTTTGATTGCGATGGGTCGCCTTTGATTTTTGCTCTCAGTGCGTATGCTTGACCCATACCGGTGTCCGCTCCCTTGTCTCCGAGTTTCAGACCGCCCCCTGGGGTGGTCATCGGTTCCATGGATGGGCGGGGTCGAGCGGCCTGCCGTTGATGTCGCTGCCGTGCACTACGCGGTGGCCGAACTGCTCTGCGGTTCTGATCTTATGGCACGCGGCACAGAGGCAGCGGATGTTGGCGTCGATATCCGGACCGTCGCAGGCCAGCGGGATGATATGGTCGGGCACCGTCGATGGAGTGAGGACGCCCTTGGCGTAGCAGTCGCGACACAGCGGCTCTGCCGCCAGGCGGCGCTGTCGCTGCGCTACACCGCGGCGACCACGAAGACGATTGGGCTCCGGCTTCCTGTTTCGGAGTCGCCTGTTGATTAGCTTCCCCACTCTGGCGGTATCCCTGAGCGTCTCGTTCAGCTATAATGCTCCGATAGGCGCGCCAAGCAGGCAGTCGCCGAACATTGGAGCGATCGACGTTGGCACCCGAAGAGCTAAGCTCGATCAAAGCCCGCTATTTTCGATCCATTGTCGCCGCAGCTCGGTCATACGACGAAGCTTCAGCCCTGCGTCTGATACGGTCGCTAGCGAATGACTTGCCGACACCTGGCCTGCCCCCGTATCTCGAGGCGGCAGAACAGGCGGCCGTAGCAGCAGTTCGGAACTTGATGGAGAACATGGTAGCGGGGGACAGTAAGTCGGTAGGCTCTTGGAACAACGCAACGCATGCTGTTCAGAACTGGCTTGTGCTGTCAGGCGACGAGCCGAAATAATGGGACGTTTGAGCGCGACGACCACATCCTCGCTCAAGCGCCAGCATGTGCCGTGGCAGTGAAATAGTGTCCAGGATACTAAACGAAAGATTGCCTCAGAGGCGCTCCGCGCGCACCCGATCTACGCCGATCAGGTCGTGACCACCGCCGAAGCGGGGGTATGGGGCGTATCCCTTTTGATCGTTCGCCGCCCAACTCGCATCAGTGCAACACCGAAGCGAACACGGCTGCACTATGCGGTGCGTCGTCAGTGGTGTGAGGTACAATTGACGGATTATTCGCTCACGACTGTGAATAACCACCAGCTATCAGCGTCGTGTCGTCGACCGTCACCTGCTTGCGGCTAAGGATCTCCATCTCGAGCAGCACCTCGACGTTCTTGCCAGCCACGTTGGTGATTTTGCCCGCCAGCTGACCGAACATGCCGACTGGCACCTTCACAGGCTGGCCTATCTCGAACACGCCGCCGTTCGTCGACTTGATGAAGCGCCCTTGCCGCAGACATTCGATGGCAGATTCGCGCGCGCGGATCGCTGCCACGGCATCGTCGGGCAGGATCGCCATCTTCTGCCGATCATCAGATGCACGCATGAGGTCGAAGATGCCGGGCACCTTCATCAACGCTTCAAACTTGGTGAAGCCCGTCGGCAATACTACGAAGGAATAGCACGGGAACATCGGCCTCGGCACTTCCTGGAACTTCCCACGCGGCGCCTTTACACGCTTGTAGACCACCGGGGAATATGGTGCGAAGCCTCGCGAGGTTAGGCCACGGCTCGCCGTCTCCTCGCGATTGGGCTCGGTGATGAGGATATGCCACCTGCCTCCGCTAGCGATTTGCTGAGGTTTTGCTACGTCGATGAAGTCGACGAAGTCACCCTTTTGAAGGTGCTGGAGCATGGTCGTTTCCCTGTTTTGGAGAACATGGTGGCGCTGAGACGGCTTCGAGCCCGAACTCCACAAGCTGACGCATCGCCTCGGCCAAGCTGACCCCGTGCTCGGCGGCATAGATCTGGGCCTGGCCGACCGTCTCAGTGTCGTAATAGCCGGACACGCGGAACATCTCGCTGTTGCGCAGGCGCGAGCCCCTCCCCGGCTTCTTGCGGCGCGTCATTCAGCGCCCTCGCCGCTTGTAGATCGGCCGCAGCTTCTCACGATCGGAAACCCGGTCGATCTCATTGGCGCGCTCGAGCGTCTTAGCGATATCCCGCTCGGTCCACTTGTCTCCGAACCTGGCTGCACCGATCCGGACCTGGGCCGTTTGCGACTTCGACGGACGCCGAGTGCGCGTCAGCAGCCTGATCTCATGCGGTGATGCCGTCGGCGGGATGGCAGCAGACTTGTGCTCAACCGTTGTGCGGCTGTAGGTGGCCTCGTAGAACTTGCCCTTCAGCACCCACGCGGCGTCGCGTTTCCAGTCGCCGAAGTGCGGCTCCGGAATTGTGGGATAACTCAGGTGGGTCGCGGTCTTCGAATTCAATGAAGAGCCTCCCATAGACCGCGACTAGGGAGACGGGAGCCACTGCCAATTTTCCGGCGGCCACCGATATTCACCTGCCAACCTGTGTCGAGCATCTCTATCGATTTCGTTGGGGCTATGGTACTAGGCAATCCTCTGACGAGGGATGGAACATGAGGAAGATCAGCATACAGGCCGACGAGCTCGTCATGCTGATTCAAACTAGGCTTGCGGAAAGCGGGGATTGCCCCCGGGGAACGGCTGTGGCGGTCGTCCCGAGCCGAGGTACATCGTCTGGCTGGAGCGCTGTGATGGGCCGCGGCGCTCGGTTGGCGCAATCCAAATGTGCTTCTCGACTCGCCGAGATCGAATCGGAGTTGCAGAGGCTTTACATTCTTCGGGACTAGCGGGGTCATCGACCACCCGCCGCCTGCTCCGAATATTCGCGGTCGACCGTTACGGTGCCTTCAACCATAACGTTACGGTCACCGTTACGGATCGTCGGCTTCGGCTGGAAGAGGAAGCCGTGGGTCTTGTAGTGCTCGACCAGCGCGGCGCCCTGCAGCGGCTTGAACCCGGTCCCCGCCTCCTGGTGCTGCGGTAGCCGCTCGGCACGTTCGTCGTCGTCTAGCTTCTGGATCAGCGACTTGAAGCCCGCGTTGATGACCTCCGCCGATTTCTTGGCCATTTCGTCGTTGTCCGGCAGCACCCTGCCGGGCGTCGGCTCTTCATCCCGCCAATCAGGACGGGAGGCACCGGCCGCATGCACAGTCACCGGCGTCTTCGGTCGGAACGTGCCGACCATCAGCATATCGCGAGGCTTGTCCCGCAATGGCCGCTCGCCGCCTGGTCCAAACCAGCCACGCAGCGCACGATCGCCCGCCTTGCCCCACCCAGCTTTAGGCGCGCGCGGCTGCTGCTGCCTCTTGAAGTCATTGACCGACACCAGCCCAGCGAGCGGTCCGGCAATCTGATCGAGGCTCCGCGCCCAAGCGATCACCACCGGTTCAAGCTCGGCTACGGCGCGCTCCAGGGCCTCCGCATCGGGATCCGGCACGCCGAAATCATAGCGTTGCGCTCCGCCGCCCCCGCTATCGACATCAATGCCGCCGTGCCGGCCGAAGTCGTCGATCCGATCCCAGACCGCCTCCGCGGCAGAGGTCTGGCGCTTGGACAGTTCGTCGCGCCAGGCCCACCGCAGCGCCATCTCAACGTCGATTTCCGTTTTCGGCGTAGCAATGTTTGCTTTTTGCTTCACTTTTCTAATCCGTCTCTTGTCGGCCATTGCGAGATTGCTTCTGACCATCGGCGGCGGCTCTCAATCAATGGCGCTGCAGCCACGTTAACGGCCGGCCGAATAACTTGGCATCGGCCCTGCCAGCGACCTCGACGACCAGAAAGCCGTCGCCGTGCACGGTCGCATCGTCAAGCACCGACCGAATGATCTCGATAGGCTTCGACGACTGCATGAAAACCCCAAATGTGAGACCCTCCGCTGAGCGAAATACTTGCTCCATGTTTCCCTTGCAGAGGCTCGAGATTTGCTTCTGAATTTCCGGGACACGCTTCGCCAGTTCAGGGATCGACGTATCAGCCCTGAATTGTACGATGACGAGGTATTTCGAATTGTGCTCATCCATTTGATGTCCTCCAGAACCTGACCGATCGATGTTGATCATGCTCATCATTTTCACCGGTACGAGCGGTTCAATGGATGTCATCTATACTGCTCACTTCGTCTGCTGCCGGCGGGCTGCGGCTTCGCGCCGGCATGAGCGCCAGGGGCACCAGACAGCCCGGGGAACCGGGAGGCGGCCCCCAGTGAGCAGCCCATTCGCCGCCGCGCGCGTGCAGCGTAAGCATCTGCTGCCAGCGAGCGTCTGTGAAGGTTTTCGGATCCTGCGCTGGAGCCGGCGCCTTGATTGCTTGGTCATCGGGCTCGTCGGCATATTCGCCATCGTTCAGCCATGTCGCTGGATACGGGATGAATTTCCGATCGGCTGCGGTTCGCTTCGCCCATTCCGCTGCAAATAGCTTGGTGCGGACCAGCAGATCTTCTTCGGAAATCCGCCCACTTGCGATCACTCGAGCGTAGGCGCGCAATGCTGCGTCGGGCTTCTTCTTTTTCGGGTAAGCCAAATACCAATCGCCAAAGCCAGCAGGCGCACCAGCGCGAGAGCGCGTATTCTTTCTTTTCTTATTTAAACCTTCTTCTAGTTGCTGCCCATTTTTCGAAGTTGGTCTGCCCTTTGGTTCGCCCTTTGGCTGGTCTTTTGGTTCGCCCTTTTCCGCGTTAGGGAAGAGCGTTTGGCCTTCGAAACAAGGCTCGTCGACTGTTTTTGGTTCGCCCATTGGCTTGCCTAAAGGCAGGCCTGATGGCGTGTCTGTTTTTTCGGAATGGTCTGCCCCACTACTGCCCGTTGGTCTGCCTGCGACCAGCTCACCGAACTGATAGTCGTCGTATTTGCAGATAGTTATGATGGCGGATGGTTGGCCCGATGGTTTGCCCGCGTGGCGTGAGATGCGTCCATCAGCTTCCAAACGATCGAGGAATGTCCGCACGGCCTTCTCCGACGACCACCCCCATGCCTGCAGCATGAAGGCCTTACTGTGCGCCAGTTGGCCGCGCTCCAGCGACACGACTGTCGCGCCGCGCCCGTTGCCAACGTTTACCTTGCGCGGTTTCCACGCGGCTTCGGCGATCAGCCATTGCCATGCCTCACGACGCGAGAACGGGTCGGCACCGAAGAACGGGTCCTCGCGGTCCATCAGTCTCCGGCTAACGGCGAATACCCCGTGCTTTGTCATGACCACCTCGCGGCGGTGCTCAGAGCGTTGCAGCCGGCATCGAAGAACAGATCGACGGTGCATGTCGGTCCATTGCGATTCTTCGCGATTGCGGCCTCCAGCTTGTTCTGCACCTCGACCAGCCGATCGAGCCGGGCGAGATCCTTGGCGTCGTCGTCGATCTTGTCCTTGAGGTAATAGGCCTCCCGGTACAGGAAGATGATGAGGTCGGCATCCTGCTCGATGGCGCCAGATTCACGAAGGTCGGATAGGCCCGGCCGCTTGTTGTCACGGGCCTCAACCTGCCGAGACAGCTGCGCCAGCGCCAGCACAGGAACGCCCAGTTCCTTCGCCAACGCCTTCAAGCCTGCGGATATCTCAGTCACCTCGTTGACGCGCTGACCGGCATAGCGGTTGGACGCGGACATGATGTGCATGTGGTCGACGATGAGGAGGCCAAGGGCCTTCCCTTTTCGCTCCAATACCTGATTGTGCTTCCGCGCTCGCGTTGCGATCTGCGACAGCGCCAGGCCGCCCTGTACTTCAATAGACAGCGGTCTGTCTGCAAGTCGTCGTCGCGCATCGATCACGCGATTGGCCTGCCCCGGCGTCAGGGTGCCTCGAGCGATCGATTCGTAAGTGATCGGATCGCGGTGCTCGAAGCACAGCTCGCCAGGATGCGATCAGCTAGGCTGACCTCGCCCATTTCAAGGGAGAAATACAGGGTCGGCACATCGTCGAACGCCGCGGCACGAGCGATGCTGACGGCAACGCCGCTTTTGCCCATCCCAGGACGGCCTGCGAGGATAATGAGATCGCCGGGCTGCAGCCCCCCGGTCTTCATGTCCAGGTCTTGAACGCCGGTCGATACGCCGGATATTCGCCCCATGTTCTGCATGCCGGTCTGCATGCGCTGCAGCGATCGTTCAGCGGCGTCGTAGATGTTAATGCGAGCCGTGCCCCGATCCGGCTTTACCGTGCATTCATCGATGATATCGATAGCGATGTTGGCGCATTCCGCAGGCGGCATGTCGCTTCGAGCGTTGATCAGCATCGTTTCGGCCGCGTCGATCAGCTTCCTGCGCGCGCTCAAGGTGCCAATGGTCCGGGCATAATCTGGCGCGTTGACGACCGTCGTCGCCGATCTGGCAAGCTGCGCAGCATATTGCGCTACCGTCATGTTGAAGGCGGTGACGACGATCTCGCCAGCGGCGCCCAAGGCGAGCATCGCCAGTTTGTAATCCAGCCGATGTCCGGCGGCGTGCTCGTGCTGGAACTGTTGCCAGAGAAATTGGTGGAGTGGTTCGAAGAAATCCGCCGGAACAAGCGGCTGCTTTCGCTCGATGACGTCGAACGCATCCTGATTGGTGATGACAGCACCGATCACGGCCTGTTCAGCCTCGATCGAATGAGGCGGCGTGGGCGCTTCAGGCGGAAAGATCATCGTTGCTCCGACGGCTTTCCGTGGACCGCTTCTCTCAGGTCGCGATCAGGAACGAACTCCGCCATGAACGCGCTCCATGCCCGGCCAGCTTGTATGCCGAGATCGAGATCCCGCGGGCCGGCATCCATCGCGCGGTCCCGCGCTTCGATGAATTCGCGCCAAAGCCGCTCGGGGCGTGTTTCAAGGCGCTGAAGCTGCTGTGACATCAAAGCCGCCCTCCAGAAGAACCGATTGTTTCGGATTCGATCGTCGGATCAATCCACAACGCCAAATCCTCAGCCCATTTCGCCGAGTGATTGCCGATCCGCAGGAAGCCGCGGGCCACCGAGCGCCGGATCCGTCGCTTCGAGAAGCCGTTCCAGACGGGCGATTCTAGTACGGAGCGCAGCCAATTCATCGACATCCGCTTTCTTCTCTTGGCGCTGATCGACCAGCGCTCGTAAATACTCGACCTCGTCCGCCCGGATGCGCACGCGCGGGTCTCGGTACCAGACGTCTTTGATACGAGACGCCGTCCAGTCCTTGACCTCGCGCCCTAGCCTGCGCAGCACGGCCTTCTTGGACTCGTCAGCGCGGCGATTGCCGGCGACTTGTCGCAAAAGGCTTGATGCTTCGTTCAGCAGCAGCTCACTCATTTTGTCCGACCGAATTTCGGATTTTTCCGACATCACCTGTGTCCCTATGTCTGGGACAGGAGACGCTACGCACGACAACGCGAACTAAAGAACGACCAGGCAGCGCGCCGCCAGGGTTTGGCGACAACGACGGCGACTGCTGATGCAAAAAGATTTTGTGAGAGAGCGCGCACATGAGGAAGGCTCAAAGCTGAGCCGTCCGAAATCAGGTCCCAGATTTCTGACCTGCGGCACACGCCGGCGGTCAAATGAAGGTTGCCTGCAGGGTTCGCCCCGGCCCTACCAGGCGCACAAGGGCGAGCGGGCGCGGGCAACCCCGCCGCGTCTGCTCGCCGCTGTGCACGAATGGAGAACTGAATGAGAGTGCGATCCGATGCCATCACCCCTCCGCCTCGCGTGCGATTGCGCGCTGCTGACGTCCGGACGGTCGCTGCGATTCTGCGATATCAGGAGTGGGATCGGGAGATGATCCGACTGCATGGGCCGATGTATCATCGGAAGTTGGGTTATCCAGTGCAGTAGATTTTTCACACCAAGGCAAATCCGGGCGTAGTTTCTCTTTCGGAATCGCTCCACCTGTAGCTCGATCAATTCGGATCGCCATTTCTGCAGAAGTCCGCCCTGAGCGTTTTGCGCTCCAGATCGCGTTCTGCGAGTATCCTGTTGCGCGTGCGAGTTTAGTTTCCGAGCCGCCGCAGAGGATAGCGGCTGCTTCCAAAAGGATGACAGTAGTGCGTGAGGCGATGCGCATATGTGTCATTCAACACACTTACAGGCAAAGTTCAACACATTTTTGGTGTTATACGCCCGTCATTAAATGTGTCAGAAAGAGCCATGCAACAGCCCGCGATCATGCCCGGAGACGAAATTCGTAAATGGCGGGAGACATTTGGCTGGTCTCAGGCTGAATTGGCTCGCCGCGCAAATACGAATCAGCAAACCGTGGATAGGATCGAGCGCGGACTAACCAAACACTCTCGATCAGCTGGAGCAATCACCGAGGTCATTCGGAAACACTTCGATGTATTGGAAGGCAGGCTGACCCGTTCCGGGGACATTATAAAGGCGAACTATAAGCTGAAGGCCTCCCCAGTGCCTACTCTTGAGCATTCTTTTCCGGTTTTTATATACGAAAATAATACAGTTTTTGGATTAGCTCAATATAGTCAGATACCTACGGCTTTTGTAGACAATCCAGGTGACTACGCAATTCAGGTCTTTGCAGACGATCTTCCGCTTGGGGTCCAGAGAAACGATTATCTATTCTTTGATAACCGAGCTCCGGTCGAGCTGGGCCGCTTCGTTTTTTGTTTTAAGCATGCCCGCCCAAACTGGCGATTTGTGCTCGGCGTGCTCGTCGAGGAAAATGCGGAGACACTAGTCGTCAAGACCAGCTCGACGAGCGGCGCAAAAGAAATAATATCTAGAGACGATTTTCATGTGACTAGCGCGATTAGCATATTTAGCCTGCGTGCGCCCCTCGCGGAAAGCTCTATATAACACATTAGTGTGTTGACATTCGTTGTTGTGTGTGAAAAATGCTCTCGATCACACGGGAGCCAGCCTTGTCGCAGACAGACACCACCTCCCCCATCCCAGCAGAAGACCGGCTTCCGACCTTTGCCGAAGTCGACTGCTTTGACGCCAATGCCGCGTGGGATCGCCTCTCACCGACCGAGCAGCGTCGCGTGGGCATCTTGGCCGTCCGGCTAGGCGTCATGGGCCAGCGCCTGAATTTCGAACACGACGATTTTACGCACCGGCAGGTCCGGCTGCTCGAGTGTCGCGAGAGCGACGAGCTCAACGCATTTTACGACGCCGTCGAGCCGCTCTGGCAGACGTTGTTCGGCTGGGTCCGCCCTCTTTGGTCGAAGCCCGTCATCAAGCAGGTGGCGTGATGGCATCAGTTCAGAGCCAAATCAGCCCGTTTGGAGCCGCCCCGCCGACGATGTCCAGCCGCGAGATCGCCGATCTGGTGGAAAGCCGTCACGACAGCGTTAAGCGAACCATTGAGCGCCTTGCTGAAAAGGGGGTGATTAGGTTCACACCGACGGTGGAGACCTCTCACGAAGGCGCAGGCGCGCGTGACGTTGAGGTCTACCGCATTGGTAAGCGCGACAGCTACGTCGTCGTGGCTCAGTTGTCTCCGGAATTCACGGCTCGCCTTGTCGATCGATGGCAGGAGCTCGAGGCTGCGCTGGTTAAGGCTATTCCTTCTAGCTTCGCCGCGGCCTTGCAGCTTGCAGCCGACCAGGCTCGTGAAATCGAGGCACAGCAGAGCCAGATCGCCGATCTGTCGCCCAAGGCCAACAAGTACGACGCCTTCGTCAGCGCGGACGGATTGATCGGATACCAGAACGCCGGCCGTGAGCTCGGCTGCCGCCCCCGCATGTTCACCGACTGGCTACAACAAAGATTCTGCTTCCATCAGGGCGGCGTCCTGATCCCGCGCCAACAATACGTGTCGGCCGGATACTTCGTCGTCAAAAGCGAACTCGGCACCGACGACGTTGTCCGGCCCCGCGGCTATGTAACCCCAAAGGGCCTCGACTACCTCGCAGACCATGTCCCGTCGGAAATCGTGGCGATTCCGCCAGCGGGTTCAACGGGATTACTCCTCTTTAACCGGACGGAGCACTGACCCATGCAGACATCTAAGAATATGGCCAATCTGCTCGCCGTGTCCGGCTGCGACCTGGGCGACGAGCGCGAGGTTCTGCGCGTCCTGCAGCGTGCCGAGTTCGGCGCCGGCACGATCGTGGCTCATTGCGACACCGCTACCGAGCTGGCTCGCGTCATTCGCGCGAACAGCAACAAGCTGGCGGTGTCGTGATGAACGCTCCCACAGTGTCCCTTCCCGACCTCACCAAGCTGACAGCCGAGAATGTCGCGCTCCGAAAAGCCTGCCGGCATGCGCGGACCGATCTCGAAGCAATCATCCCCACTGTTGAAGCAGCATTGCCGGGCGTTCCAGCATCCGGACTGCGCCATACGTTGGGGCTGATCCACCGTGCGCTCGCGCTGACACTACCAAGCGACGGCGGACTTTAACCGCAGCAATCCAATCATCGCGACAACTCATAGGGGTATGACAATGTACACCGCGACCGCAGAACAGACCGCCGACGTGATCACTCCGAACTTCGGTGCAGGCGCCGAAAAGGTCGTCCCGCCGCGAGCGACACCCTCCCAGCGCCGCCGCCAGCATGCTGACCATAAGCTGATCGAGCTGTGCATCGATTTCACGGCGAACATGGCTGCTGCGGACGGGGCATTCAAAGCGGATCCGAGCGGCAACAGCGATTTTGCTGCGGCTTCGGACAACCTGTATCGCGCTCGCGCTAACCAAGCACTATCCAAGGCGACCAGACTGAAGGCTCAGACGGCAGACGGCATACGTTCTAAGGCCGCCGTTTCTGAAGTGATCTACACCTGGCTCAGAATGTTTACGTGCGAGCCGGAGCATACGGCGTTCCTCGCCTCGTTTACCTCTGATGTAATTCGGTTCCAAGAGACACTGCTTCACCAACATATCTCTAACCAGAAATTCCAGGAAGCTCGCGCGTAGACGTGAAGTTTTTGATCCGCGGATATTTGCGGAGCGTGATCGGCGCGTCCGATCGGGGTAACTTCAATGCTTGACGTTCTTTCTTTCAGCTCGACATCTGCTCGCTCGGTTAGTGTTGGCCGTGAACGCGACACCGCCACCACATCGGCGCCGCCGGTTATCGTTGGGGAAACGGCTCAGGATGAGACGGTTTTTCCGCCTTCCATCTTCGGCAAGTTGCCGGCCTGCTTTGATCTTGCTCGCACCGAAATTCACGCTCTTGGCTTCTGGCTTCGGAAGGCAATGGCCTTCGTAGACAACCTTCCCACGTTCCCCGAGCCAGAGGCCGACAACGAGGCTATGGCCCAGGGCATGGATACGGTCATGCGAATATTCGAAGCTATCAAAGGTCTCTCGCCCAATACACCGTCCGGCGCTGCTCTACAGCTGAAAGCCATCTCGGAGTTCGTTGACTGGCATTATCGTTCAATCGATTCGGAGACATACAACGGACCGATCGAAGAAATTAGCGCAGACGAGTTTCGGCATCTTGCGACGAACCTCGGCGCCGCCGTCAGATCCGACGATCCCACGAAGCTCGTCGGTCCTTTGACTAAGGGGCGGAAGCTAACACGCGCCGGCTTGCTGCACCGTTATCACGCCTTCCTGGTCGGCGAGCTTGAAACGCTTAGCTGGAATCTCTACGGCTCCCGCGATTATGCGATGCAGTATCGGCCGCGGGATTCCGCCGTTTCCGCCCGCGTTACCAACAGGTATGGCGACGGTCCGAATGTGGACCGCCGGAAAACCTACCCCTTTTTCGATGAAAGCCGGCTGTCAATCAGAGCCCGTACCGTATTGGGGAGTCTCGACATCGACACAGAGCGAGACGAAGACGCCACCCGGAAGCAAGGGTGACGTGGATGCCCCGCAAGGCCCGAGATCATCTGGTCCGTGTCCGGGCGCGCCCACGCCCCCAGGACTGGGCTGACGACGACAGCATGACTCTAATCGAGGCCGTAGCGGTCTTTTTCCCGCACGGCCCCCTCACATTGTCGTCTTTTCGGACCGAGATCGCTGCCGGCCGGCTTGAAGTCGCGCGCGTGGCGGGCAAAGATTTGACGACCCCACGTGCAATCAGGAAGCTGGTGACCCCATGCCAGGCAGGAAAGCCAAACCGCCTCGCCTCTGGTGCCGGCCAGACGATGGAACCTGGGTCATCCTCGATCGAGGACGGCAAGTCCGCACAGGCTTCAGCCGCACTGAAACTGAGGGGGCTGCGCGCGCGCTCGAAACCTACCTCGGCACGCGACACAAGCCCACAATTGGCACCCGTGATCCCGCTGCGCTCGCCGTCGCTGACGTAATCACGGCCTACGAAGAAACGAAGCGGCCGAAGAACTATGACCTGCTCCGCGGCAAGATTGCCGACAAACACCCGATTTCGAACGATGAGCGCAAGATTGTGCGCCGCCACGACGAGTTACTGATCCGCCTCGACAGCGCCAATTCATTTTTCGGGCGATACAAGCTGGCCGACATCAAGGCTCAGCTCTGCCGCGACTATGTCGACTGGTGCACCGGCGCGGCGAATGACCGTAACCGCGATTTGGAAAAACGGCGCATTGTCTCTGATCAGACAGCCAGGCGCCACCTCGAGGATCTGCGCGCAGCGATCAACGTCTATCACGGCGAGCACACCCTCGACGTCGTGCCGAAAATCGCCCTCCCGGAGAAGCGCAAGGGCCGGGAGCGCTGGCTGCGCCGATCAGAAGCCGCTCGCCTGCTAGGCGCGGCCCTCGGCTTTGTCTGGGATGTCGATCACGACAAGTGGAAGCGCAACGATGCCGGACGCTTGGTTCGGCGGGCGACATGGCTAGTCGCACGACGACGGCCAGTGGCGCGATTCATTTTGCTCGGGATTTACAGTGCCCGTCGCGAAGAGACGATTCGGCGGACCCAGTGGATGGCAACGACGACGCATCCGTGGATGGACTGCGAGCGCTGGGTCTACCACGGCCGCGGCGGTGATGAGGCCATTACCAAGAAGCGGCGGCCGCCGGCGAAGGTGGCTTCGCGCCTGCGACCGCATCTATCGCGCTGGCGCCGGCTCGACCTGAAGCTTGCCGACAAGCTGGGTAAACCTGTGCTGTTTATCGTTCATCGATCCGACGGCGAGCAGTATGCCGAGAAGATTAAAACGGGCTGGGATTCGGTCATCGCGGACGCTGGGCTTGGCACAGACGTCGTACGGCACATTCTTCGGCATACTGCTGCAACATGGCTCATGCAGCTTGGCACCGACCCGTGGCAGGCCGCAGGGTGGCTAGGGATGACGCTGGAGCAACTGCAAGAAAACTACGGGCACCATCATCCGGACTTCCAAGATGAAGCTGCTGAAGCTTTTAGCGGCCGAAAACTGTAGGCCAGAACCAGCGCACTTCGTTCAAACGTTTAAGAAGCAGGGCAAGCGGCTTGTTGCCGGTCAGCCGCAACATTCAAGACGCCGGACCAGGCGCGGATCCGTGGCCTGAAGGCTGCTGACAGCGCGGCCGGCGTCGTGGTCTTCTCGGTTACAGGTGAGCCGAAGTTTGGGGAGTTCGATGCGCCGCTCGTCCTCGCACGGAATGGCGAGATGCCGCAAGACTTCCAGTAGGCGTCTAAGACACATTTTGAGCGCCGGTTACCCGGCTCTCTTGTATTGCAAAATGTCATCGTTGGCAGCGATCACTAGGTCGGCTGCCGACGATAGAATCGACCTAAAGGATGGTTCTGTCTTTTGATAATCGGCCAGAGCGGCCACAGCGTAGGGAGCTGAAGCTAGTCCCTTAATATCGCCGAGTTTCATATTGGTCGAGGCGACTGCGCTAAATGCAGGAGAGACGAACTCAAACACGGCCGCTATGCCCATCTTATTCTCGACAACGGCATCGATCTGCCAAGGCCTGGTCGCGCCTCGTACTTCGGCATCAAAATGGGCTCTCGACCCAAAAGCTTCGCTAATACGGGCTACAAACACCTCGCGCGTTCGCTTCACTTTTATTGCGTCGAGAGCATAAATTGTCCTCTCAACCGCGCTGACTGAAGTGTTCGCAATGGCGGCTACTGCGGCTGGCAACTGGTCCCGCTGCACATGCAGAACGAAGAAAGAGCGGTGATCAAATTGGACGCCCCACCGCTGTGCAGCTGCAGCAGCAACTTTGTTAAAGGTAGGCATGGCGCCCATCAGGTCGGCGCTCAATGCGCCATATCCATCGTCGGATACGAAATAACCGCTATCGTCTTCATCGATCCGCACAACCGAGGCTGTGCCATTCGGATACGTCACGGCCGTCGAAACGAAGGCAGAGGTACCATCTACGCGCGCAAAAGAGAGAGCCTTGGCTACTCCGTCCGCGACGGCGCTTAGGCTGATCCGAGGGGCTACCACCTCGATAGATTGGCTTATATCAAAGTTCGAGACCATGGCGGTGGTGGAATCCTATTTGCGTCGGGGCAGTTCCACAATTCTGCGCACAGCGCAGTGTAATCCTTAAACGTTGAAATTGCACGCGGCAGCATTACGGCGACGCCCACTTCGGCTTGCTGGAAAACCCTTATCCCTAATGGCAAATTAAGCTCGAAAGGGTGCCATCGGTCGGTGAGAGTCTTGAAACGATGATCGGCTGGCGCATTGGCTGAATTGCGGTGCTCTCGTTTCGGACCCCATTCGATAGGCGCAAGCCGCAAACTGGATCTCGCTTGCGGGACCGCGACTTCGATTTGGCCATAGACATCGTTGTCCCAGCCCGTCATCGGCGTAATTAGCCGAATTGACACGCCGCCGCCGAGCGCGCCTTCGAGCCTGACTGCGACGACATATTGAAGCGTGGTCGAAGTTCGGTCGGTCACCGCATTCCAGTCCGGGAAAGAATCGAAGCTCTTTGCTGCGGCGTTTACAGCGGAAAGCCTTGCAAGGAGCGCTTCGATTTGTGCTTCAGTCACCCGAGCAGTTCCCGCGGCTTCAAAACGCGGAATATCTCCTTGACCTCGCCAGCGTCGAATTCGACCTCCTTGGGCGGATTGAACCGGCTGCAGGTTACCCGGCGTCCGGTCCGGCGCACGAGCTGCTTCAGAAAGCTTTTGCCGGCGTGCCCATCGTCCTCAGGATAGAGCTCGACCACGACATAATCGCCCACTGCCGGGTTCGTCCGCTGCACATAGATCGGCTCCCTGAGCTCATATCGCGGCATCAT